AGCGATCCCTCCTTTTATGAAATTATGCTCAAGAACCTCAGAGATGCGTATGCTCAAGCAACTGATGCTTATGTAATTGCACAAATTACTGCTGGTGGTACACAAGCAACTGCAACAGCTGCAGATTCAGCCGGTATTATTTCATTCGTATCAACTGAATCCCCTGCCGCTTATACCGCAACAAAGCGCACCGCAACGGCATTTACATCTGGAACATCCATTTGGAGTCTTTTAATGGGCGCAACAGATACAACAGGCAGACCAATTTACAATGCCGGAAATCCTATGAATAATGCCGGATCTGCAATTCCGACAAGTGTTCGCGGAAATGTCCTCGGCTTGGATTATTATGTTGATCCAAATATGGTTGCAACTTCAATTGATGAATCTGCATTTATTATTGAGCCAAACTCAATTGAAATCTTTGAGAGCCCTGCTCTTACACTTTCTACAAATGTACCAACCACAGGTGAGATCGAATTGGCACTTTACGGCTACATTGCCGCAGGTGTCACATTCGCAGGCGGACTTCGCCGTTTCAATCTAACCTGATCTAAACCCTAGACCGGCCGCCCCTTGCCCCTAGTCCGGCAGGGGGTTGGCCTCTAAACTGAAAGGAGCAACCAATGGCCGCCACTTATGTGACGATGGCTGAACTTCGCACAAATCTTGGCATTGGCACGCTCTATTCAGATTCAGTGGTTGAGGAAGTTTGCCAAAGTGCTCAAGACATAATTGATTCCTACCTTTGGTATAACCAAGCACTGGTTTATTCAACTGCTCTAAACAACAACATTGCGACAATCACAACAACACAGCCCCACGGATTTGTTACCGGCCAAAGCGTAACAATTACCAAATCAGACACCGCAACATTTAACGGCACTTACACAATAACGGGCTACACAGAGTTCACTTTTACTTATGCAAAAACAGCAAGCAATCAAACAACACATTTGGTGCGACCTTATGGGCTAGTTAAAGGGCCAAATCACAGCACTGCTTATGCCAGCGTTGCAGCAGTGCGTGAAGCCTCAATGATGATTGCCGTGGATATTTGGCAAGCACGCCAAGCCCCAAGCGGTCAAGGCGCAAGCGTGGATGGATTTGCACCTTCACCATTTAAAATGGGCAACACTCTTATTGCGCGTGTGCGTGGCCTTCTTGCACCGTATATGGCACCAACTTCAATGGTCGGATAATGCCCACAGCAATCACAACCTTGCGCACAACACTGGCAACCACTTTGGCAAATGCCGGTGTCTGGAGCACCTTTGCCTTTCCACCTAGTGCACCAATTGCCAACTCAGTGGTGGTTATGCCCGATGATCCTTACTTGGTGCCAAACAACCAAACCAGATCCAGCATTCAACCATTTGCACGGTTCAAAATTATGATTCTGGTGCCATTGCTAGACAATCAGGGCAATCTGAATAGCATTGAAACCTTTGCCGTGGCCGTGTACACCAAACTTGCAGCAGCTGCATACACCCTTAACATTTCAGGATTTAGCGCACCTTCAACCCTAGCCCTAGCAACCGGCGATCTTTTGACAATGGATTGCTCAATTGAAGTCCTCACGGATTGGTCATAATATGAATTACAAAGTGCTAGCAGGCACCGTAGGCGGCAAATCTGCCGGATCTATCATTACTGACAAAGACTTAAGCCCAAACACGAACATTGAAGCACTCATAAAGGGTGGCTCAATCAAACCGATAACGGAAAAACCAAAGAAAGATGAGGAAACAGAATAATGCCAACAACAACCTTCTTAAATAATACTTTGGTTGTGACGCTTAACTCGGTTGATATAAGCGACCAAGTTACAGCAGCAACAATCAATCAAGCATTTGATGAATTGGAAACCACCACAATGGGAAGTCTTTCACACACTTTCGTTGCTGGTTTGGAATCTAGCACCGTAACGCTGGACTTTTTGAACTCTTATGCATCAGCCGAAGTTGCAGCAACCTTGCAAGCAGCTTATGGCACGACCGTGCCTTTGACAATTAAACCAACCAGCGCAGTAATAAGTGCAACAAATCCTGAGTACCAAACCACAATCTTGGTAAACAACCTCACACCAGTAAATGGTGCAGTTGGCGATCTCAGCACACAATCCATCACTTTCACTTGCAACAGCAAAATTGTTGTGGATGTAACCGCGTAACAACTAACCTGAAGGGCTAGGCAATGGCTAAGTTAAAGATCACACGCACCACCGGTGAGGTTCAAGAGTTTGAGATCACACCAATAATTGAATATGCGTTTGAACAGAATAAAAAGAAAGGCATTCACAAAGCCTTTGCGGATGACCAAATGCAATCCGATGTGTACTGGTTATGTTGGGAAGCCATCCGGCGATCCGGCGAAACAGTGCCAGTGTTTGGTGAGAAGTTTCTGGAAACGCTTAAGGCAGTGGAGGTATTAGATAGCGACCCTTTAGGGGATTGAGTGGCAAAGACTCACTCACCTATTTGGTCGCAAGTCTAAGTGTAGAAACTGGGATCGCTCCCAGTGAGTTTATCGGGATGGATCCGGTAATGCTCAAAATGATTATTCGAGTGCTAGAGGAAAGGGCGAAGGCAATAAAAGATGCAAGCCGCCAATCTCCAAGGACTCAACGCCGCAATTAAAAACATCCGGCGCATTTCACCTGACCTACTTAAAGAAATGAACCGCGAAATTAAAGTCTTAACCAAAGAGATGGTTAGCGATGCCAAAGGATATGCACCGCGCACCGTGCCTGCTGGTTTGAGTCATTGGGCGGATTCCGGCCGCCAATGGTCGGCTTTTAATGGATCTGAAATTGTCAAAGGCATAAAGGTCAGCACTGCCCGTAATAAAATTGGCAAAAATGGCTGGTCATCTCAGGTCAAATTGCTCAATGCATCTGCAGCTGGTGCAATCTATGAAACCGCAGGTCGAAAGAATCCAACGGGTCAGCCGTGGGTAGGCCCAAACGGTGGGGGCGGTAAACGTTATTCACACTCTCGCAACCCAAATGCAGGCAGACAATTCATTGAGGCGATCGAAAGAGATTCAGGGCTAACAGTGCGAGGCGAAAAACAAGGCCGAATCATTACCAGAGCATTTGATGAGAATAAGGCCGAGATAGTGCCAGCAGTAACCAGCGCGATATTTAGAGCAACCGAAAAGTTTAACGCACTGCCAAAGGGGGTACGCAATGGCTAGAGGCAATGCTTATGGCATCCCGTTAATTGTTACAGCCAACACTACTGGTGCAAAGAAGGCTGAAAAATCACTTAAGAGTTTAATTAAAAACACTAAGTCATTTGGATTAACTAGCAAACTCAGTATTGGCGCAGCTAGCGTAGCACTTACGGCATTTGCAAAGAAGTCAGTTGCAGCTGCACTAGCAGATGAAAAGGCACAAAAGAGCCTGACTCAAACACTTAAAAATTTGGGATTGGCTTACAACAGTGTTGGTGTAAATAATTACATTGACAGCCTACAAAGAGCAACAGGTGTATCTGAGGATGAATTAAGGCCAGCATTTCAAAAGTTACTTTTGGTGCTTGGCGATGTTGGCAAAGCCCAAAGCGCACTTGGCTTGGCAATGGATATTTCAGCCGGCACTGGCAAGGATCTCAACGCGGTATCTATGGCGTTGGCAAAAGGTTACTCAGGCCAGACTACAGCCCTCAGCAGGCTAGGTGCAGGGCTTAGCAAAACCTTATTGGCCTCTGGTGATATGGAAGCAATCACCGCCCAACTATCTAAATTATTTGCAGGCCAAGCACAGGCAGCCGTCAAAACTTATGCAGGCCAAATGGCCATTCTTACAGTTGCAGCCACCGAGGCCAGCGAGATTATTGGGTTTGCACTGGTTGATTCAATGGCCAAGTTAAGTGGTGACCAAGGCGTTAAAGGTTTGGCAATGCAGATGGAAGCCCTTGCATTATCAAATGCAGATGTGCTAGTTGGTTTAAGTGACATTTTGGCCAAGTTTAAGATTATGAAAGATGCAAAGCCAAGCAAAGGATCAATACTTGATCTAATCCCAATTATTGGCCCAAGCCTTACAAATATGTTGCGAGGCAGAGGCGAGCGCATAAGAGAATCAAAAACGGCAAGATCTGAAGCCAACCCATTTGATCGTGGCCTTAACAATCGTGCACTAGAACTTGCCAATAAACTAAACAAAACAAAAAAGGTAACAGTAGATTTAAACAAAAAAATCTCGGCAACTGAAAAGTTAAAAGCAATGTTTGACATTGATGCGATCCAGATTGCAGCTGCACTAAAGGGCAATATCAGCGAACTAGACCGCAAGAGCCTTTTGGCAATGCAAGCCCTTAAGACCGAGGACAAAAACGACGATATAACAGCCCTGAAAGAAGTAGAGCAGGCCAAGATCAGCGCAGATGCAGCTGACAGATCGCGCAAGATTTCAGCACTTCAGGACACCATAAGTATTAACAAATTAGCCCTTGCAGATGTTGAAAGCACTTTGGCCAAGATAACCAAACTGCCGGTGCCAATTGTTACTTATGCCGGTGGGTTGTTTGCAGGTACTTCACTTGCACCAAATGGCACAAATGCTGGAACGCAAGCACCAATTGCGCCATCAATGCCAGTGATGCCAAGCACAAACGCTGGTGGGGCCACTGCACCTGATTTAAGTGGTTACAGCGCAACAGAATTGAAACAAGGCTTATTAGGGCCAACCACAGTAAATATGACATTCAACGCAGGGGTTATATCTGAGGAAGCGAAGTTGGCAAGAATTATGCAAGCAGCCTTGCAAGAGGCCAACCGCAATGGGTGGAGCACTACAGGTTTGGCTAGTTAATGAGCCTGCCAGCAATTGCGGTAATTCTTAACTTCTCAAGTGGCCCATCATTTGGGCAAGCAATGATCATTGGATCTGGTGTACTTGGCGTGAATGTTTTGGCCGATTCTGCAACCATCACAGCCGATGTTTCAGACACAGTGCAGGCCGTAAATATCAGCCGAGGCCGTAACGCACTCAGCGATGTATTTCAGACCGGTACTTGCAGTGTTGTGATTGCAGACCAAGAGGGTGCATTTAACCCTGAAAACACGGCCAGCCCTTACTACGGCCTAATCCAACCTTTGCGCAAAATCACGATTACCGCCACAGATCCGGCCACTGGGATTGTTTGGGCGATGTTTGCGGGTTACACCACCGGATTTAATTACCAGCAAAGCCGAGATGTTGGAGTTGTAAGCACAACCACAATCACAGCCGTGGATGGATTCAGACTTGCAAACCTTGCCACGCTTACGACCGTTGCAGGATCCTCAGCCGGTGATCTATCTGGTGCAAGGATCGGGCAAATACTAGATGCCATTTCTTGGCCAGCCTCGATGCGCGATATTGATGCAGGGCAAACTACAGTCCAAGCAAATCCCACAACCAGTGCAACAGCCCTCGCAAAATTACAACAATGCACCGATTCAGAATACGGCAGCATTTACATTGATGCCTCAGGAAATATGGTGTTTCAAGATAGAGCGTTCACTGCATCCAGTATTGGTGCCACCCCAACGGTGTTTGCGGATGATGGCACGGCAATCCCTTACTCACAGGTTAAGTTTTTGTTTAATGATGATTTGGTTTACAACTCTGGAAGCGTTACGCGAATTGGTGGAAGCCCGCAGACAAGCGAAAATGCCAGCAGCATTGCCCTATATTTTAAGCACTCTTACAATCGCACGGATCTGATTATGCAAACCGATGCAGTGGCCTTGGATTATGTCAGGGCTTATATTGCATCTAGGCAAGCAACCGCGGTGCGTACCGATATGTTGAGCATTGACCTAAACACAACCAGCACGGCCGGTGTTACAGCTGCGTTGGAGTTGGATTATTTCGACCCAATCACGGTAAAGAGCACCCAACCTGCTGCAATTGGAACCAGCACCCTAGACAAAACCTTGCAGATCTTTGGTGTATCTCACGCGGTTACGCCAAACACTTGGGTTACGACCTTCACAACTCTTGAACCGATCATTGACGCATTTATTATTGGGTCAAGTCAATACGGGATTCTTGGCACTTCGGTACTATCATACTAACCACAAAGGAGCAATAGATGGCAACAGGATTTCCAGCAGCTACAGGTGATGTGCTCAGTGCTGCAATGTTTAACGGGCTAGTGACTTACACAATAAACACGCAATCAGGTGCGACTTACACACTTGCAACGGCTGACCAGTATCAGGCACTTGTCATTACTTCAAATGCCTCAACCAAAACCGTGAGCATCCCCACAAATGCAACTTTGGCATATGCCACTGGCACGGCGATAACTATTCTTAATACAGGCGCAGGATTGCTTACAATTAATGCGGTTTCATCAGGAACAACCACGGTAACTAGTGCAGGTGCAGTTTCAGCAGCACCAACCGTTGCACAATATAAGGCTGCAGTTTGCATTAAAACTGGAACAGATACTTGGACAGTTGTTGGAGCAGTTGCATAATGATTGGCAACATCGCAACAGGTGCAATTGCCTTTTCGCCAAAAGCGCCAATCACTGCTGACTTTTTAATTATTGCCGGCGGTGGCGGCGGTGGTAAAGATGGCGCAGGCGGCGGCGGTGCAGGTGGCTACCTTAACTCTAAGACCGGTGAAACTTCCGGCGGCGGACAAAGCGCACGAGATAAACTAACTTTAACGGCAGGAATTACTTACACCATAACCGTAGGTAACGGCGGCGCGGGTTCAACCTCTAACAGTGCTACGGGCGTGGCAGGTGGCAATTCATCTATAGCCGGTTCAGGTATTACTACAGTTACAGCCACCGGCGGCGGTGGAGGTGGCAGCCGCGATTTTGCTAAAGACGGTGGCGCTGGCGGTTCAGGCGGTGGAGGTACTCGAAGCGGCGGTTCCGGTGGAACCCCTACAGCGTCACCAGTGCAAGGTTATGCAGGTCAAGGTGGCTTATCTACAGCCCCCGGTGGCGGTGGCGGTGGTGCTGGAGAACTTGGCGGTACAGACGGACAAGGAGATGGCGGTGACGGGCTTGCCTCATCCATTAGTGGTTCATCTGTAACTAGAGGTGGAGGCGGTGGAGGCGGTGCAGGCGACGGCTCACGCGCAACCGTAGGAGGTGCAGGAGGTGGAGGTGCAGGCGGCAATGGCACAAGCACAGCACCAGTTGCAGGCAGTGCAAATACCGGAGGTGGTGGAGGTGCTGGCTCTAACGAAACTATTTATGTCAATGGTGCAGCTGGCGGCTCTGGTGTAGTCATTATCAGCGCGGGAGTAGCGGCAGCTTCTACAACCG